AGGTCCTTGATTGTTTGGAGTATTTATACTGATCTAGAGGATACTAGTTGCTGTAACAACCGATTTTGGAATTCTGGGCTGTGGAAATATTCTTTATTTTTGATCAATCTAGAATGAAACTGCTGATGGGTGGATAATATTGCTTGTTCTGCATTGGGTTCGGCTAATAACTTGTCTACAAAATCCACTATCAGTCGTATCCTGAGTTTGTGATCTGCCACATGATCCCAGGTCTGCCAGGGTATGTAGTCTGCAAACATGTCAAGTCCAAGGTCTTCAAGAAACTGATTGGCGCCAATCGGTGCGATCAAGATAGGTATCTGACAAGCAGTAAATGGTTTGCAGATTTTTTCTGTCAACATTATTCCTTCGGTCAGGCTGGTTTCAGTCACAAGATTTATTGCATAGTCCCGATAGAACCAACTGTCTATACTGCTCTTGTTGCTGCCAAAATCATTGTCCTCTATCAAAGCGATCGGTAACCGGTCAGCATGTGATTCTGCTAGTGCAATCTCTTCAGGGGACATAAACGAAGTGACAGCACGGTCCGTTAATCTGTCTCGAAAGCTAATCTCGTCTTGATAAGCAGTGCTGGCACCGAAGCTGTAGCCAATGCTGCCAAGCCAAGACTTGTCGGCCAACAAAGAAAATAGATAGATTCTATGCCAAACCGGGTTGCTATTTAAACACATCAGGGTTTTTGTTTTTGGTTCAAAGTCAATGTCGTACACAGTATTGGTTCTTTCATACGTTGTTGGATCTTTGGCAAAAAATTCTCCTATGCGTCGTGAACTATTTAACCACAAAAATACCGGAAAAAATATGATATCTGGCTCAGGATTGTAGTAATAAAAAAAGTCTCCTGTTAGTATATAGGTTGTGACCACAGTAGATAATTGTTGTTGCATTTCTAAAAAAGTTGGGGCGAGTCGGTTGTTTGAATGGTCCCAGCCGTATTTTTCGTCAAGGGTGACTGGGTTTATAGCAGCGTGTATCACGATAACCCGGATGTCGTTGTCCGCTACAAAATTTTTAATATGATCAAAATGATTCTGCCAGTGAGATAGTTTACCTATGTCGGTATCTTGGTCTAGCAACAACAAAGTATTGTCAGGAAAATATTCTTCAAGATACAAAATTGGAGCCTGGGTATAACGAGGGACCGCTGTGGGCAAAGTGAATATCATTGGTGACAATATTTATGTTTTGCTGATTTAGGCTAACAAAATTTTTCTAAATGATGATAAAGTGTGCCGGCCACCAATTTTCATGACACTATTTAAATAAAAATCTTCAACAAAAAAGCACCTTGCGGTGCTTTTTGTCTTCCCATCCCTGAGAAATAAACCAACAATCTCGGATTAGGAGAATGATAAGTTTTGAACTGCGATTTCACCAACATAGTCAGCTGCATTACCGAAGCTTGATGCAGTGTTAGTTAACTCAACGAAACCATAACGTGTCATGAAACTTACGACTGGTTCGAAGGTTGTTGGATCTAATACAACACCTGAGCTCATTAACGGAATGTATGGGCAGTAGAACGCGGCAGCATCAGCTTCTGAAGTACCTTTGTAACCGACCAATACGCTTGCTGTGTCTTGAGCGTAGCTGTTTACAAACACACGCATAGCACCGTTCAAAGTACCAACAAACTTGGTGTTTGTAGGAGCTTCAAAAGTACCTTCAGTTGTGCGAGCAAAAGCACTAGTTGTTGCACTTTGTAAAACAGTTAAACTTGCTGGACTTACAACACACCAGTTACCAGCGCCACGACGTGTACGCTGAGCGATCAAGTTTGCAACACGATTGATAAGAACAGCCAAAGCAGCGTGCTCGTCACCAACGAATGTAGCAGTACCAGATACAGTAGCTTGGTTGTATGTGTACTCAGTAGCAGCCAAAGTTGATAAGCTCAAAAGGATCTCTTGATCGATCTCAGCTGTGATCTCTTGTGCAAGAGCAGCCATGATTTCTGCTTCAACGTCAATGCCGTGCATGGCTTGTGCGTCTTGAGCACTTTCAAAAGTCCAACGTGCTTGTAACTTACGAGTCTTAGCTTCAACAGCCTGTTTCAAGATCTGAACAGAAATCTGTTTACCGCCAGTACCTTCCATGGTAGCTGTGTTATTGCCAGTGTAACCACTTGCAGTATTAGTACCAGCTGGAACTGTGGAGTATGCAGTTGCAATAGTGAACGGGCTTAATGCTTCTTGACCAGCTGTTACACTAGTTGCTGCTTGGCTGTTGTCAGTCAAGCTGTTGGCATATCTTACACGCAATGTGTGGATTTGGCCTACTGGACCTGTCATTGGCTGTACGCCTACCAACTCGTTAGCGATAACAGTTGGCATAACACGTCGAATCACCGGCAGAATCACACGGTTTAACGTGGCGATGTTACCAGATGCAGTAGAACCCGAGCTTGCATTTTCACGCAAGTACTTCTTGGTATTTTCAAGGATTACTGCCATTGAATTGCGCTTTGAGCCGTTTAAGCCTTCTAGCAACGCATCTTTGGTTTCACCCCAACGACTTTCTAATAATTCTTGTGACATTTAAGTCTCCTTTTTTTCTATCTGATTTTACAGCCCTGCCAGACGCTTGAGGTCGATCACATTGCTGCGATCTTCTTCCTGGACACGGGCAGATTTATCGCCAGTTGCGACGCTGACTGTTTCGGTGATCACTCTAGGAGCTTTCACTGATCGGTCGGCTAACACAGCCGGTAGATACTTTTCAAAAGCACTGGACAGTCTAGCTGTCTGTACACTTTCCAACAAATTACGCATTACACTGGCTTTTTCCTGATTTAAAGGAGCCAGCAATTCCTCCAAGGCGCTTTCACGCTGATTGGATTCTTTCATGATGCGTATTTCGCGTTCTTTACTCTCAACCAAAGTTTTTGCTCGGGCACTGAGTTTGATGGCTTCGCCAAGTTGCTGTTCTCTTCTAGCAATAACATCGTGCAATTTACGAACTTCGGCTTTCTCATTTAAATGAGTGGCACCAAATTCTGCTGCGTATGCTTCAAAGATTCTACGACCAAAATTGTTCTCGCGAGCAACTTTGATGTCTTCCTGCAACTGACCAAGTTCAGCCTTGAGATGACGGCCAACAGCGTTGGACATTTTTCTAGCACTTTCTGTTACGAAACGTGCCTTGAGTGTTTCCAACTGACGACGAGCTTCACGCACTAGACGAACTTTGGTTTCAACAACATCTTGTTTGTCTTGTGCAAATTCTTGAATCTCACGTGCAAGTGCATGTACCACAAAGTTTTCCAACTTGGCAATACCTTCTGTGTGCATCTTGCGATCTTTACGCAGTTCGCCAATTTCTTCAGCCAATTTGGTTACCATAAAGTCGTTAAACTTGGTGGAACTTTCTTTCATTTTGGCCTGAAACCGGACACGATCTTCTGCAAGACTTTGCTTTTCAGCACGTACTTGCTCGAGTTCTACTGCAAGACCTTCTGTTACCATACGATCTAGGGCTTCCACCATTACTGTCTTGTCATGTTCATAGCGTTGTGCAAACTCTTCGCGGAGTTCTGCACGGACTTGTTCACGAGCTTCATTTAGCTTGGCTTCCCAAGCTTCTGAAATCTGCTGTTGAGCTTCCTCGTTGATCAAGTCGCTATCTAGTAACGGTTTTAAACTATCTAACATAGTATTATTTCCCTTCTATTTTGAGACCTTGTATCAAACGAATCACTTCGTCTTTTACGTATCTCTTTGCTTTGTTGCTGTTAGCCGGGTCCTTGAACATATCTAACAATTTTTGGCCGCCTCTGTGATTCAAAAGGCCTTCATAAATTGCTGTGGGATACGCATTAGGAGCACTGGGCTGAGCAACTACATCCACAGTGACAATTTCAAAGTCACTGACATGTCCGTTGGAGTCGTTGACATTTCCGGATCCACGACTGCTAACACCTAGTTTTACACCGTTGGTCAACATGGTTTTAACCAGCTCGCCCATGGGTGTGGGTAATATTTTTAATGTGCCATATCCGCAAGGACCTTCCATCCACATACGTTCAATCATGTGACTGACTCTGTCTAGGTTGATTTTCAAATCATCGGGATGATCTACTTCACCTAGCACACTGTGACCAGTCTTGATCTGTTCGTTGATGGTGTCTACTGCGTTGGCTATTTCACTCACAGGATATACTCGCTCGTTGGCGTTTCTTACGCCGCCTTCAATGCAAATACCTTTGAGTTTTAAAGTTTTGCCGTGACCATCAGCAGCTTCCTCAGTCAACAGTTCAATGTTGGCCTGAGTAAAGCTGAGATGTTCTTTTAGATATCGAGCCATATCTTGCCGTTATCCTTTTGGAAAAGGAGTTCTGGTATTTGTAC